CTGGAGCAGCAGGTGCAGCAGGAGCAGCAGGAGCAGCAGGAGCAGCAGGAGCAGGAGCAGCAGGAGCAGCAAGGCTTGACAAGTGCAGCGAAATCCGCTAGACTGCGAAGCATTGGAAACAACCAGCAAGGAGTCCGCGAGAAAAGATACAGATACCGCAGCAGGCCGCAGCAGCTGGCAGCAACCCAGCAACCGCTGGCAGCCACCAGCAACCGCAGCAACCGCAGCAGCTGGCAGGAACCGCAGGAGCTGGCAGGAACCGCAGCAGCAGGCCGCACGAAACCCAGCAGAGCTGCACGGGTTGCGAGTGCAGCAGGGCGAGCCGCAGCAGGGCTGCACCAGCCGCAGCAGCTGGACACGTCACCCGCAGCCGTGCAGGGTGCCACGGGGGAAGCGGGCAGCGCGTCGGGTCGGAGGGTGTCTCGCATGAGCGCAACAAATTTAGGTGCACATAGAACTCGCACCTAGCCCTCCAACCCAGCGCGACCGCCAGCGTTAGATGTACAGCATGTTCAGACAGAGCACATCCGCGCTGATGAGCGCCGTGCTGTCGGTATCCGTAGCGTTATGCGTGAGCGCGTACGCGATGCCAGTACTGAACTGCATGCCGTACGGGTTCAGGTCAATCTCGAACTCATGTGCGGGGCGAAGGTACAGCGTCAGCACAGGCGTGTCAGTACCTACAGTCGGGGCACTTGCCTTGTCGTACAGCTTCAGATACCGAGCCACAACTGCGGCGCAGTACCCACGCACCAACACCACCCGACCTGCGGAAGTCTTGACGCAGGTGGCGTTCGTGGTTGCAGCTGCGGACACGAGGCGGTGCACTAGCAGCGTAGGGCCGTTCGCGACGGTCGGGCTGATGTCCGCCAGCACCTTGCCGATCTGCGCTGTCCCTGCGGCAAGCGGAGGTATGGCCGTGACTGCCAAACCGACGCCAAGATCGTTGCCCTGCGCAGCGGCCTCCCCGACGCGAAACGTCAGTGCTGTCGGGCCTGCCGTTGTGGCCGCGCTCATAATGCAGCGCACGTACCGGCCCACGGCCACGCCTGCGTACATGCCAGCAGCGGATGCCACAAGGACGGGGGCAGTACTCAGGACGCCATGACGTCGGAGCACCACCGGCGACCAGTACACACCGTCGTGCGACTGCTCCACACGTACGTTCCCAGACGTGCCGAGCGCGGATACTTGCAGCGTGATGTCCGCGCCACGCTCGACTTCGATAGGCTGCAGGAGTACCGTGTTGATTGGGATAACGCCTACGTCGCCGTAGGTAATTTCAAGGGCCATGCGTATGCTCTCCAAGTAGGGCCGCACGGCACTGCTCCCGCAGAACTGCGGAGTCGCTGTACAGTACGATCAGGTTTTCAATGTAGTCAATCAGATCAGGGCCGGGACTCGGCAACTCCTGCGCGTGCTCAAGGCAACTCGCGGGAGGCACGAATACCGGCGTTCGCTGCGTCTGCAAGCCTGCGCAGCCGGTCAAGCTGGCGGTCAGAAGCAACAGGGCGAGGCTCTTGCGCATCGGCTTCCTCCTTCTTCAGTTCGTCACGGGTAGCCCGGACAGCCTGCGCCTGCTTGGCGCGGGCGGTGCTTTGCTTGGCATCGGTCTTGGCACGCTGCCGTGCGTCAGCCTCGAAGGCTTGCACAGTCTTCGACAGGGCCACCAGATCGGCCCCCAAGCGATTATTTTCGGTCTGGAGTACCTTGGCCTCACCCCGCTGGTACAGCCCCCATACGAGGCTCCCAGCAAGGGATAGCGCCAAAGCCACCAGAACGGCCCACAGGGCCTTCGAGGTCACTGCCATAGGGTACACCCTTCCTCCCAGTGTTTGCGCTCGTCTGCACGCCGGGAAACCAGCCCCTTGAGGCGCTTACCCTTGGCGTACACCCAGCGGTCGAACTCAGCGCCAGCGCCCCGGCAGTCCCCTGCGTTGATCTTGCGCAGCAGGGTGCTGCGATAGAACTGAGTCTCACCCACGTTGAACACGAAGCTCACCAAGGCGTCGTACTGGCCCTGTGTGAGCTTCACCTTGACGCCCTTGGCTACCCCCTGCCCAGCGTACGTGGCGTCCTCCAGCAGCCGTTCCTCGCACTCGGCGGGGGTGGCGCGTTCGCCCATGTACACCTTCCGGGTGCTGCCGTAGCAGATCGTCGGGACGTTCACAGCGTCGAGGTACGCCGCATGGCGGACGCCCTCGTGCTTCTTGATGTTGTCGAGGCCGGATTGACTGGGGAGCAGGGCGCTCGCCAAAGCAAGCAACCCTGCGCCAGCCACCGCCACCACGCTATGCTTAATGCCCACGCCGCTGCTCGGCGCGGTCATCTTCCCGCGCTTTGTAGTACCAGTTCACGAGGAACGTGCCGAGGGCGGTGAGGATACCCACCCACAGTGCAACGTCGTGAAGGGTCACACCGCCAAACAGCGCGGTGCCCAGCGAGGTCAGGTACGCCCAAACACTCGAATGCTTTTCCATGAAGTTCTCCTATCTCCGACGATTCGAGCGTCGGTCAACTACTCGGCGCGTACCTGCACCGTATTTACTGACTGCGTTCCCATAACCCATCGGGTCACGTAGGAACTCTGATTGCATTGCCTCCTGCCGCTTTTCTGCGGCCTTGTGTGCGTCTTGGTCGAGCACATGCTTGAACTCTCGGACAGCGCCAGCGACAGCCTCAAGGCGGTCATCGTGCGGCAGCGAGTTCCGGTCGGTCGTGATGTTCGCAAGCTGGAACCACAACGAGTACCCGGAGCGGGCTTCGATGCTGTGCTGCTTACCGTACTTCCGATCAGACTCGAACACGCGCTGGTGCACGACCACTCGGTGCCGCTGCATTGGCGACACCAGCGAGTCGACGATGCGCTTCTCCTTCTGGCCGGTGCTGTACTCGCCGCTGATGGCCTGCGCCATGTGCTGCAAGTCCTTCGTCGCGTTGAACACGGCGCGGAGGCTAATCTCGAACAGGCCGTGTCCCATGTTGGATTCAACCTTGATGCGAGACACCTTGTTCCGGCGCACGATGTCGAGGATTTCCGCCTCGTTCGCTTCGTTCAGGCCACCCTTCAGACCGGCCACGTCGAGGACGTGGATGTACGGGCCGAGGGCGCAAGCCACACCGATACCGATTTCGTCAGCGCCACCGCCAGCCGGGTCGATGTACATGAACACGTCCTTCGGCGCAACGAAGTGCGATTCGGTCGGTGCTGCGTAGTACATCTTCGCGAGCGTCACGGGGAAGTCCGGGCCAAGCTCGACCTCGTACTTCGCGGCAGCTTGCCATGCGACAACCTCCGGCAGAAGCTCGGGCGAGAAGTTCGCCACGATCAGGTCGGACAGGCGCAACTGCTGACGCAGCGCGTCCACGAGCGACGTGTCGAGCATGTACTGCAACTGGAAGTCCTCGGGGCCTTTGTCAAGCTCCTTCTCGATGAGTTCCGCGTCGTTGTACCGCTGCGGGTCAGTCGGCTGGCCGCGAGAGCCGTCGATGCCGCCGCCCTTGCGAAGCTCGGGGTTCGCCCGCATCCGCTGCACAATGAGCGGCGCGATGCGACCGGCGTACCGTTCTTCTTCTTCCTCGGTCGGGTAGCGCCCCGGCCAAATGCGAATCTCGAAACCACGGCCTTGCAGCGTGTTGTAGATCGAATCCTTGGACTGCGGGGTGCCGAGATACAGGATGTCACCGTGCGTACAGATGGACGAGAATTCCTTGGACAAGTGCAGTAGCTGCGCTCGTTGGGTGGCGGAAAGTCCGTTCTTGTTCGATTCGATGTCATCAGGGATCAGCAAGTCCGCCCGCTTACCGGGAAGGTTCGAGGTGATACCGACGCACGCCACGGATGGCGATTTGTCCAGCCCCTTCAGCGCGTAGTGCACGTCGAAGGCGGATGTGGAGGTGCGGTCGCCTGCCATGCGGTCAGGGCGGAAGCACTCCAGAATGTCCCACGTTTGGATGAGGCGCACCACGAGGGTCGCCACTTCCGAGGCTTGGTCTTCGCCTGCGGAGACAATTAGAACACGAGTCGCGGGTCGTTGGACGATCCGCCACACGGCGTACAGCGCAGCGAGGGTTGATTTCGCCTCACCGCGCTGGGCCATGACCATTCGGAGTCGCGGCCCGTGCTGCATGTACGCCGCGATGTCCTCCTGAATCTCGGTCGTGTGGAAGCCGAGGAACGCCATACCGTCAACTGCGAAGTCGCGGAAGTCGGCGTATTGTTCAGCCAAGATAGCTGCGTGTGCAAACCGGGCCTTGACATCCATTGTTTAGCCCTCCATTACTTTGAGGTCTTGAGTTGCGAGTTGAACCACGTTGCTGCGGCCAGCCCGACGCTGCTCTGCCTGCTGCCTCAGCTTGTCGCGGAGCGCAGACAGGTCATCCGCATCTGCCGGGTCGGCGGATACGTTGTTGTCCTTGAGGAACTTGATGGCAGCGCCGAGGGTCGCAGCGTCCGTGGGCAGACCGTCTTCCATGTCCTGCGTGATGCGCTGGTTCAGGGAACGGGCGATCAGGGAGTGCAGTTCTTGGAGGTCTGCGAGGGACGCTGCCTTCGCCACGACGATTACTTCAGGTTGAACAGTTCAGCGCCGAGGTCTTCCAAGTCCTCGGGCAGTTCGATGAACTCGACAACTTCGGTTTCCTCGTCGCCGAACTCGGCCCAGCCGCAGATCACGACTTCGCGCTCGACGACAGAGCCGTAACGGTCGCGCAGTGCGTCGATGAAGCTCTGAGCGGCGACTTCCGCCTTGTCCACGATGCGCTTCACGCCGACATTGAAGCCGATGAAGCCGCCAATGAGAATGCCGAAGCATAGGGGGATGATTTGATTCATAGTACCTTTCTTAAGTTAGTTATTAAAGCCGCTGGGCCGCCACTCGCACAGTGGCACCGTCTGCGAGTTTCCACTCTACGACGCCGTTCGGGGTTACAGAGCCAGCGGCGTGCGCGCCCCAACGCACTTTCCCCGTACCTGTGCCGGACAACAGCAGGTCAGCATCTGGCCCATCTGCCGTTACCGCGACCACGCCCGCGCTGGGTGCTACGCGCAGAAAGTTATCCGCAGAGTTTCCGATGATTACACTCCCAGACCCCTTACCGCGAAGGTTTGCGTCGATACTGGCGGCACCGCCTGTGGCAGTAAGCGCAGGCTGCCCGGACGCGCTGCCGTTGGCGCGTATCCACGAAGACGATCCGGCGCTGTGCGCGGCCTCGAACTGCACACCCCCGGAGGTGTTACAGTAGATGCTGTTCGCCCCCGCAGTATCGAGCCGCAAGTTGCCTGCCGTCGCGTGTAGCCGGGCACCCAGTGCCGGATCAGCGTTGAGTTCTGCGGGAGAGTTCGACACCCCCGCACCGTTCGACGTGGCTAACACCGAATTACCCCGCACAAGTCCGCCGGAAAATTGCTCCCAACCGTACTGCCCATTTGCTGTCAGTGTTGCGCCGTGAAGTTCAACGACCCCGCCGTCGCGCGCAACAGCCCCGCTGCCTACGTTCGCCGTGGATTCCACACCGTGAGCGCGCACTGTACTTCCGCTTAACGCGGCAACCCCGGCTACGCGGCAACCACTTACGAACGCGCCGGAGCATTCAACGGTGGAGCCATACTCAGCTTGGATACCGTAGCCCAAATCAAGCGCCGGGTCGGATGCGGAGTACACGGTTGCCCCAGGGCACGCCAGAAAGCTGCCGCAGAACGCCCACAGCCCAACATCCCCCGCCCCCTCAGAGTACACGGATGGTGCACTGACGTAACTCCCGTCCCGCGCCGCGACGCTATAGTAGAAGCCCACGACGCGCATGTGCTCCCCGCAGTGCAGGGTACTCCCGGAGGCAGCCAGAACCCCGGTACCGACAGTCCCAGCGTGCGCTGGCCGCCGCACCTCAAAGCCGTCCAACAGGCCGAAAGTGTGCCCACCACTCAGTGCGATGGCGTCATGGCCCGCAGGTACAGCATCCCAAGCCAGAACACACGCGGCGGGGTTGCTCACATTACCAAGTAGCTTGACCTGCGCACCTTGTGGGTGATTCAGGGACAGCTTGGTGGCCCCCATTGCATAAGTACCGTCAGACACTTGGATTGTGATACTGCCGCCGGGTGAGATACGCATCCCGGAAGCGGCGGTGAGGGCGGCCTGTACAGTGGCGTACTGCGCCGGAACTAGCAGTACAACATTCCCCACACCTACCCCCGCATTGAGTGCAGCCTGCACTGTGCTTGCCTCCCCACCAACCACGGCACCGACAAGGCTAGCACCCGCTGGCGTGGCAAGGTCGCCGCGCACATTGTCGTAATCTCCCCGCGCCCCCTCGTATGCCTCCTGAGCTATGTGGTGCACTTGCAGTAGGTTCTCGTCCAATGCTGCTGCGGTGAACGCAGCCCCCGCCCCGAAGGTGTGGTACGGCGCGACTGCCGGTGTGTTACGCTGTACGCGCACCACAGCCCCGGCAGGTACAGGCGAGTCGAACACTACCTCCGTGCCGACCACGCTCCACCCTACTGCGGGACTGCCATTAACAAGCACACTCAGCTCGTCCTCCCGAATGTAGCTAATAGATAGGCCGAGCACCCTGAGAGTGCCGTCACTAATTGCCTCTTGATAGCTGTACGCCATCGGTTACTCCTTAATCTGTTGAGCCATGCCGCGAATGAACGGGGTGGCGGAAATTACCGGCAACATGGTCAGCGCAGTGCTGGCCCCTTGCCCGGCGT